TGCAAACTCATCGAGTAGGCTATCCTTGCTATAATCAATTTTTACTGACATAATTCTCCACTAATTTTATTATTTCTCGTTCGTGTCCCAGTACTTGCGCGTCGGGGTCATATGAAAGATCCATTAACTCTATATTAGTTTCTAGGGATTCAGCACCAAACTCGTTTAAGTTTTGCATGAATTTATACCTACTCTCTATTGGTAATGTTGTCATGATGTCAAAGACATCTCCATAATCTTCTATAATACCTGCGGCACGCTTTGGACCGATACCACTAACTCCTGGGACATTATCTCCTTTATCTCCTGTTAAGCACTTGAAAGTCAAGTAATACTCTGGATCAAAATCATAATGTTCATCCCAATTTCCTATTGTTGTTTCTTTTCTTGTTACGGTTGAGAACCGTGATATGTTCTCCGTTATTAGAAGATCCCAGTCTTTATCTGAAGATACTAACCAAATTTCGTCTAATTCTAACTCCTCTCTTGCGAGACATATAACCGCAGCTATGTCATCGGCTTCTACACCTTTGTACTTTATTGTTAAATAGCCTTTAGCTGTCAAGGCTTCCATTGTTTTCTGAAATTCTCCTAAGAAATTTTCAAATTCAACTCTTTCTTCTTCTGTTTGGTCTTTATACCGCTCTTTACGGTTTGCTTTATACTCAGGATCAATACTTTTCCTGTAATCACTTCCTCCATCTCCTAATACAACTATCTCTCCACAGTTGTAGGATTTTGCGAGGCTCTCTACTGTTCGTACATATTCTTGTTTATAAAACTCTTTTTTCTGGTGTTTCCATCGAAAAGCTAAGTTGAGACCATCAACTATCAGCAAGTTCCCATTCGGGGCTGGCTTTCCAAGGTTCGTAAATTCTATTGCCATTATCAAATTCCAATTTTTCATGCTCTAACCATTTTTCAGCAAGACATATGTAGGCTCCTAGCCAGGAAATATACATATATCTAATATTGCTCTTTGGTTTGCGCACAGTTGCTACAAAAAATTCTGCATAATTAGCTTTATAAAATAGTAAGGGTTCTAGCTCTTTGTCTTGAGCTTGTCTTAATAGTTTCTTCCACCATTGCACAAAATTGTTACTTTTATTTGTGAAAACTTTACTTGTGACTGCATCGTCTTTGTAAAATTTTACTTCTATCAGGAACACATTGTGTTTATGTTCTAGGTACAGATCTCCCTTGATCTTACCACTCCCTGAACCAGGTGTCTGAATAAAATTCAACCCTGTATGCCTGTTAAGCATATTACCAACGAGCAATTCTGCTCGATTACCTTTCAGTCTACTATTGACCATTAAGTGTTATTCTTTAGGTAATTTACTAAATCTTCTACGGTTTTTAGAAGTTCCGCTTCTTCATCTGGTATTTCAATATCAAATTCTTCTTCTAGAAGCATTACTAGTTCTACTATGTCTAGGGAATCTGCTCCCAAGTCGTCCATAAAACTGCCTCTAACAGCATCATAATCAACATCTAAGTGATCTGAAACTATTTTTTGTACTGTTGCTTGTATATCCATTTATAGTGTGTCTCCTTTGAGTTCATCTAAGTACTCAGCTTGTCTAATTTTAGCCTTCTCTAATACTGGTTTATTAGCCCAATCACAATCTGGGCATTTAGTTCCAGTAGGTAGGTAGGTCGGTTTTTTACTGTAATTTGCTACATTGCAAATATGGTACCAAAAGGTATCTCCATCCTTCATCCTTACTCCAATCGACTTATATTGTCCTCCTTAATAATTTCCACTTTCTCAAGTAATGGGTGTGTCCACCCGTGAGAAACTAAAAATGTATTAAGTGTTTCCTCTTTGAGAAGTATCTCTACGACCTTCTCTTTGCCTGCTTCATCGAGTGCTTGGTTCACTTCATCAAGGAATAGCACATTGATTTGACTTCTACTGATAGAAGTCATTAGCTTTCGTATTGCAACTAATGTAGCAATATTAACTCTAGCTAGCTCTCCACTAGATAGGGCTAGTATATCTATAATTTTTGCATTATCTGTAACTTCAACATTTAACTTATCGTTTTCTACTACAAAGTTAATAGAGAAGCGTCCATCACTAAATTCTGCTAAATATTCATTTGTTAAATCTTCTAACTCTTTTACAAGGGATTCGATTTTATATGCGAGTAGTCCATTTGTACTAAATGCTTTTTTAAGTATCTCAAGAACTGAAAGCTTATCTTCGATACGTCCGAGTGAATTTGTAATTCCATCCAGCTCACTTTCAAAGTCTGCAGTTTGTTCTCCAATAATACTAATTCTAGTATTATGTCTTTCTCTTTTTGTGTTCTCATCAATTATCTCATTGAGCGATTCATGCGCTTCTTTAACCTTGTCTTCCAACTCTCGTATTTGACTTTCCACTTGTTCTTTGTCAAATATTGTTGTTGGGAGCTTGGGGTCAATACTCCTGTAGAGGGTTTCCCACTCTCTTGTTCTTCTGGCTGCCGCCCTATGTATTTGATTTTCATTCTCTATTTCCTCTAGTTCTTCTTGAACATCTTTTATTGCTATTGTGTGTCCTGCCACCTGTAGCATATGTCTATCATATTGGTCGTTTACAAACTCCATATCTATTTCTTGCGCACAAGTAGGACAAGTCATAACTTCCACTTCTTTACTTTTTAAATCATATGATCTTGGCTTGTTTCTAAGAGCTTCATATTTTTTACTCATAGATAACTCTTGCTCTTTACGAGACTCCATACCTCCAATTTTAGAAACTAATTTTGAAGTTGGTTTAATCTTTTCATACTTTTGTAAGTCTTTATGATCTTGCTCTACATCTATTGATTTTAACCTTTCCAACAGATTATTATTATCATTTATTTTTCGATTTTTCTCATGGATATTTTCCAGTCGTACTTGTAAAGAACGCAACTCTTGTTCATCTTTTTCCGAGATTTTTGGCAAATTCACTTTCTCAAGTAGTGTCATAGTCTCCAATTTGTTGTCTGTTAACCATTTAACTATTGTATCTGTTTTTGCGTTTAGCTTTATAACATCTTGAGTAGTTAGCCTTACAGCTTCTTTAAACGTCTCAAAGAACGCGACATAATCGTCTAATTTTAGTAAATCAATTAGGAACTTCTTCCTATTAGTATCGGTAGCAGTTAAAAACTGCAAACTCGTGTTAGTATTTTGATAAACTAATTGAGTAAAAGTTTTAAAGTCAATACCTAATGTTTCTAATACTGTCTTATAAGTATTACTAGCAGTATGACTACTTATATCTTCTCCGTTTTTTGTTAACTTACATTTTAAAGTTGCTCGTCTTGATACTGTTATATTATAACTATCTCCGTCAACACTAAAATCTAAACTAATATCATAACCTTGATTCACATATCTATTAGCTATGTCTGCTTTTTTCACATTTTTACTATTCTTGTTGAATAATACTTCTTCAAGAATAAGGGGTACAGACGATTTTCCTACTCCATTAGTTCCTACTAACTGAGTTAAAGTGGCGTTAGCTAAATCAATTTCGTTGCCAGCACCGTAAGAAAAACAATTATCCCAGTTCAGCTTTTGTAGAATAATCACTATACACTCCTATTATGTTTTTAATTTTATTCTGATCTAAACTCAATATATCTCGTAGATATACTACTAGCTCATCACTAATAGTCATCTCAGGAGTAAGATTTAAAGTTGCTTGAAGTTCTCGTTTTACAACTTTTTTATCTAGGAGTTCAGAGTTTTTCACTAATGCTAAATCTTGAACATCTCCTTCTAATTCATATATTGTATGATCCCATTCCGTAGGGAGCATGTCATTCGGGTCATCTACTGTTTTTCTGATTAACTGGGGTAGGTCAAATTCTCCCCACTTCCAAGAAAAATCATCTTCAATTAGTAGATAACCCGTATGAACTCTGGCTCGATGGAATGATGTAGTCATTGGACTACCAGGATATATTATATTTCCTTGCGTATTAGCATGGGCATGTAAATCTCCTGCAAAAACGGTATCAAACTTATCGAACCTACTTAAATCGACTTCAGGCATCACATGAGGTGGAATTTCACCCCTTACATGAGTAAATAAATGTGATACGCCTTTAATCGCTTCAATACTACCTTTTTTATGCAAATCAGCATAAGGTAAGATAGCGTACCCTTCTTTAAGGTAAATCTTTGTAGTATCTATAATACTAACGAGGGGGTTTATATCTTTTGTTGCTTTCTTTAAATTTGAAAAGAAAGTTTTATTTTTCCTAGTAGCTTCGTGATTACCGTCATAAATAACAGTAGGTATCGTTACACCACTAATAAAATCAAAATATAAAGTGAGTTCATCCATAGAGGGGATTCGATCAAACAAATCCCCGCCTATGATGTGCATGTCACAGTCTGATTCTAATGCTTTAACTTGGTCGAAAAACAACTTATAACGAGCGCAAGCCCATTGTAAAGGAACGTTCTTTTGTCCTAATTTTAAATGCCAATCAGCTGTGAATAAAATCATGCTACGTCAAATTCCTCATCAACAGTATCATTAGACTCTTGCGCAGTAATCCTTTTAAGAAGCTCAAGTTGAGCATCTGGGGTAGGTCTAGGCAGTACGTCATCCATAGATTTTAATTCAGCTGTGAGATCCTTCTCAGCGTCAGTAAATTCTCTGGCTTTACACTTCAGTTGTTGAAGTTGATATTCTACATTGAATACCTGTGGTCCAGTCTTTTTTCTTTTAAAGTGGATATCCCAACCAGTCTCTGGATCTGTTGGGTTTCCAATTTCTTCCATCACTACTAAAATTTGATCAAAGAGTTTTCTTTTCAGATTTACTACTTTGATTTTATTGTCAGCTAGGTCTATGCCTTGAACAGCATAAGCCCATCCGCATTTTAGATCGGGGAAGAAGTCACGAACGTGATCATGTTCTTTGTTGTTAAAGGTTTCGCTTTCACGATCAAACGACAAACATTCCATAGGAATATTTTTGTTGTTCTCACCTTTAACCCAATAAACATATCGAGGAAGTAGATCGCCTATTAGACGAATACTATGATCCTCTTTGTTACTGAAATTATAAGTTTCAATTTTTTCTTTTTGGGCTGAGCCCTTTGTGGTATTAAAGCTAATTGCCATAATTTTTCTCCGTTGTTGTCTCCTCAAACTTAAAGTGAATAAATCCATCTCTAACTTTGAGCAGTCTGTTTTGCTTAATAATGTCCTCACTAACTTTACAGAAAATGAGGTCTAATGTAGTATCTAAGTTTTTGACGTACTCATGATAATTGCGGAAGGATGCGATACCAACATACTCTGCAACTTCTTTATCACTGTATTGTGTACGTCCAATAGTTAATAGTTTATCTGGATTTATCAGAAAACTATTACCACCAAAATTCTTTTCGTAAAACTTAAAAGTTTTATCATAGTAATTCTTAGGTGTAATTTTATATGTAATTATTCTAAGTATTGTTATAATGTCAGCAACGTTTCCGTTGCTCGCTTTTACAATCTTTTTCCAATTATAATATATCATATAGTATACCAAAATAACAAGCATTTGTCAAGCACTATTTTTTTGTTGCTTAACACCTTCCCTTTGACTCCCTTCATAATACATTAACCTTATAATCTTGTTTTATATAATAACCCATTCGGGCATTTGCTTGTCTACCTGCTGTTTTACCTTTTAAATGAATATCTACTACTGTGGGTTGTCTTTTATTGGGTACTTTTCTTATTATTCTACCGATCAACTGTGTTAGTAAAGGTTCATTATTAACTGGTGTGCCTAGCACTAAACAACTAAGAGCATCTAAAGATATACCTTCTGAAAATATTGCTTGTGTTCCAAACAGTATATTTTTAGATTTTCCTATTAACTTCATAGTTTTTTCTCGTTCTCCAAATTCCATATCCCCTGTGATACATACTGAATTATCTCCTACTAGTCTATGACAAACTTTTAGAAATGCAACTCTATCTGATACTACTAATACGTTGTGTCCTTCAGCAGCATATTTAGCCGCAATCATACTTACAGTATGTACATATTCTTCAGTATTCACTAGATGATTTATTCTTTCAGCCCAGGGTGTGTAAGAGCCATCAAGGAATCGTATCTCTGTTTTGACAACATCAATCTTTGGAGTCATGTAATTTTCTTTAGGCGGTTTTAAAACATTATGCCCAAAGTAATCCCTAAAAACTACATGCCGACCATCTTTTCGTTCAAGTGTTCCCGTCAAGCCGATCTTGTATCTTGAAGGCATTTCGTCTATAATACGAGTAAAGGTTGGTGAACTCACATGATGCATCTCGTCTAAAATAACTGTCCCGAACAAATGTTTTATGTCCTCGACACGTCGGTATAAACTTTGGATGTTCCCCACTACTATTGGAGACGAAGTGTCCATGACACCTGACCCGATTCTGCCAGCTTGTATTCCGAAAGCTTTCTGTACTTCCTTTTCCCATTGGTTCCTCAAATTGGTTGTATGGGTTACTATGAGTGTTTTTTGACCAAGCTTCGCAGCTATTGCTAAAGCCGCTACTGTCTTTCCCCAACTTACCCAAGCGTTAATTATAGCACTGTCATCTACCTCGTCAACAGTCATTTTTTGACTTGCCCGTAAAGTAAACCTAAACTCGGGAAAGCTTGCAGGCACCTTAACCCGCTTGTCGATTATATCGTAATCAGCGGGTACTAAATCCGTTCTTCCCATTGGTATAGAAACTAAACCTTCTCTTAAAGGTCTAATTGTTTTTAAAACCATAGGGGGATCTTGCGGCATACGAGGAGGTAAAGTATATGTAAGTTCCTTTTCCATCGCCTCAAGTAAACTAGCATTACCCTCAATTTGTATCCTATTCGCATAAACTGCCTTCATAACCCCATCATTAGTATATAATTCTTTACCAGAAATAAAAGACCTACTCCATTCAGTAAAATTAAAGCTCTATCTTTCCATACAAGAGACACTATTAACCATAGAAAAACTCCCACTATAGATAACTGTAAATCTAAGGGGGCTAACGCTGGTGTTCCTCTTATAGACATAGCACAAAGTATAATTATACTAGCTAGCCATTTTAGGTACCAGTCATAGGTAGTTGTCCTATATCTACCCCATAATTGTGATGTTTTCTTTGTCATTTAATCTGTGTCTTAAGAAATTCTAATGCTTGTACTTTCCATTTATGAGTTAGCTCAGGGTGGTTATTATCCCATGGACTAGACCAGCCTACTTTGTTTATTCTAGTTCGTACATGTTCTGGTAAATAATCTTTCATTACTTCTCTCATTAAAAATTTATTTGTTCCTTTTGCGTATTTTATTGACTGTCGAAATTTAACACTACCCATTATACTTAATACATACTTAGCAAAACTTTGGGTCAAAAAAGGAATTCTACTTTCCATTCCAAACATTCCAGCAGTCTGATCTGTTGCTAAAATATTCTGCTCAGAAGTACATAGTAAATCTGAAAAAAGAGAATTACTCAAATGATCGTCTCCAAATACTCTATATGGAAACCATCTAAATTTAGACATAAATCTTGTATGCTGTTCACAATAACCTTTATCAAATCTTTTACTATGATGAAGATATCCTGAGAATAACTCATCTCCACTATCTCCACTTAATACTACTTTACACCCTACGTCTGCAGCTGCTTTACATAGTAAGTATCTAGGAGCTTGTCTATTATGATCCGCCCATAAATAGTGTGTATTTGCTAACCACATCTTTCCATAGTTATCAACGTCATCTTTATCTAGTGTTAAATGGTGTACTTTATATCCCCAGTCTTCAGCAGTTTTAACTGCCATAGCAGCCTCTCCAGCATAATTTTTCTGAGACCAATACTTTCCTTTTTGATTTAAATTGTACCCCATTGTAAAAATTTCTAAGTCTATTTCGCAATCATGTAAAAGCGAGGCAACCATTGTACTATCCATTCCACCACTTAGAAATAATGCTGTTTTATTTTTGTTTTTTGAAACTTTATGAACTGCTTTTTTAATATTATGTCTAAACTCTGCCGTATCTAAGGGCTCCGACTCCATTATAAAATAGTCCCATAGATTTTTCCTATGCACTTTAAAATTATCGTTTAAATCAAACTCTAACCAGCCGCCTGGCTCTACCTTATGGATTTGTTTATATATACACTTGTCTCCAAAAGATTGAGTATTATTTAATAGTTGTGGCGTCAATTCATTTTGGTCAATTTCTTTACTAAGAAAACTAGTCAAAGTAGTACTAAATTCAAAGTGAGTTCCATCCCACCGCCACCATAAAGGTTTAGCCCCAAAATGATCTCGTGTTAGAACTAATTTGCCCTGCTTAGGTAGGTACCACGCGATTGATCCATGCCAATCTGTATGCTCTAAAAATTTGAATCCATACTTGTCTAACGCTTTCCCTAGCCACTCTGTATCGTTAGGAATTGTCGTGTCATACATTTCCCCGTTAAATAATAGTATATTCCCCTTTGGGGTAACATAAGGTTGTAACTGCCTTTCTTGACTAATATCCAGCAATACATGAGCAAAGCTAAACTGCTTATCAGCATAATAATGCAGAGCATCTGGTCCTCGATGCTTTTGTTTATTTATCATCAAGTTTATTAAAGGATGATTAGTTGTTCCTACAAATCCGCACATTAAACATTGCCATCCCAATTAAGATCAGATTGTTTTGCCATTTTAGTTTTCCAGTCTCCTTCTATTTCTGACCAGCGTTTAATAGTGTCGACATCTATATCGTCCCATTTTTTAAATTCTAAGTCATAACAAAGTATCTTACCGTCATGATCGCCATAACTTTGTGTCCAGTCTTTATTAAATACTTGTGCATCTCTTGGTAAATATTTATGACAAGTAGTTACTTCTCTCTGTTTGTGTTTACCACTAACTAAACTGGTATACTCTAATAAAATAATGCCTTCATTCATTTTGTCTATAATTTTTTGGTAATCTATCATGCTATTTTCTCTATCTTTTGACATATGAAATGTCCTTGTGTTTCGTCTAAACATTCGTCAAAAATCTCCTTTGGTGGATCTATATAATGTTCTTTTATATCTTCCTCTAATTTTCTTTCAATTTCCAGTTCTATTGAATCTATAACATTACAGAGGTATGTTCCTCTCTCATCTGTATAGCATAAACCTTGTAGTGGTTCATGTACTGCTTTACATCCTGCAAGTAGTGGCATAGCTACAAACACCAAAAATCCTATGATTGCAATACTATTTAAAACTTTATCTTTCATCTTTTTTCTACGCTATTGTTGTAATCAATTATTTCATTACTAACTTTGTGTTTCCATAACATTGGGGCAATACCATGCACAAAAAGAATAATACTCATTCTCCACGCATGAAAGAGGTGTTCAAAATAACTCATACCTATTTCTTCTAAATGTTTAATTTTCATATCTTTCTCCAAGTGTCTTTCTTTTTTTCCTCTGAAAAGTCATAGATTTTCCAAGGGATGCTGTGATCATATAATAACCCTGCCCAAGTAACTTCTATATCAGGAGGGCTTTTTTCTGCAAATGGGTATGGTACATCTTTTAACCATAAAACAGTAGCTATATCTTTCTTATCTCGTTGTACTATTTTATGATACTTTAACTTAAGGCTTCTAGTTTTTTCATAGTTTATAACTTTACCTTGATTATCAATAAATGTATTACCTCTGTGTTTCATTAGCCCAATTTCATCTTCAATCATATATTTTAAAGGATATATACTTTGCATTGGACTCTGTATTCGTCTTAGACCTAAGGTCTCTCCTTCCATATTTGTATCATCTAGTACTTGATCATCTATCCATACGATACCATCTAGTTCTTCTATATTATCCGTATGTATTACAAATAATGGAAAGGTTAATTCTTTTATTGTCGTTACTCTACTACTCATATTTAGTCTGAAACATCTTCTTTGAGATCTTTGTCGTTGTCTTACTCTATCATGTGCTTGCTTTCTTCTAGCTCTCACGATAAGCGTCCAACCACTCATGCAATTTATGGTGCTCTGCCTCTCTATCATTGGGTTCGTATATCCAGCGATACCCTTCGTATCCCCACTTGTCCTTATAACTCCCAATATATTTTAAATTCTTTTCTTTCTTTGCATATGCTAATAGTATTGGGTGTCCATCAGCATACATATCCATTTGTCCGTTCTCAGTACCACATATTCTTAACCCCCATTCAGGAGCCCACATATGACATATTGCGTGGGACTGATCTGTAGGAAACATTGATACTCTCATATCTACTATTGTACATCTATCCCATGTAGGATAGTTAAAGGTAAACGTATCTGTTTCAAAACCTTGGGAAAAGGGTAGACAAACTCTAGTACATCCTAGTAGTCTATCTCTTTCCCAAACCATTATAAAATGTGAATCCTTATCGTGCTTATCAATAGGGTTCATAATACGTTTATTCCATACTACGAACATATTTACCCTTTGATGAAGGATTTTTCCATATTCTTCTTTTGTTAAGTCTCTAAAATGACGGATCTCTTTTATAATCCCATCACTATACTCTTCTTTTACTATTGCTGGCAACTGCTTTTCCTCCTCTAACTGATTTTAATTTTGGTAACATCTGCAATTTTGATATTCCATAGTTTGGTCTACTATCATAATTATCTAATGCGCTATCTTTATCTACATAATGCAGAAATAAATGTCTAGAAGTTTCATGTTCTAGTGCTGTTCTACAATGATATATTTCACAGCCTTTATAGAAAACAGCATCTCCTCTCTGTAGAATTATTGAGGCATCTGCTCCCCATACCCCACCTATGTATTTTTCTGACATATGTATAGGCCAAGGTTTATCGCTTATTTGTACAGTACAAGAGTACTCACATTGCCAACGATCCCTGTGCCATCTAAGCTCCGCTCCTTTTTCGTATTCTCTCATAAGTCCATACGCAAGACTTAACTTACCATTTACCCATCTATTTGCAACTGGAGTTTTGTGAATTCCTACAGACTCGCAAAAACTATCTCCGTATAAATCCCAGGCTTTTCCCATTGGAAAACCATTTATATCTCCATAAGTACATCTGTTATTTGCTTTTGATAAGTCAAAATGGTTTTCTAAAATATCACAAAGTTCTTGAGATAAGAATTTTGCTTCTATTGTCCAGTCCTGAATCTTATTTCTTTCCTTCACTTTTTATATCCCTTCCCATTATATCAGTTACGTTATGAAAACGAGTAAAATACTCTTTTCCTTCCTGATATCTAAATTTAGCATCTTCTGCTAACTTATGCGCAGCTTTAAACTCTCCACATTTAAAACATTCTCCGCACGGAATATACCCAGTAATCTCTCCCTTATCCTCAAGTATTCCTTTAGGGTAGGGGCAACTCCATATCATGCTATATAATTTTGGATCATGACGCATTATTAAAGAAAGCATTTCTGCTTTACTCATAAAGTCTAGTGGATTTCTTACTTCTGGAACATCTCTAATTGCATTAAAGACTACACCAGATGAGTCTAAACAATCACTTAGATAATTTATCATAATTTTGCGATACTCTCTAAATTGTAGACGCATACGCATATCATCTTCAGCATTACCACCCATCATAAACCATTTAAATTTAAACTTGCCTGGGCTACCTAATACTATTGACATAAAAGCACTTAGTCCACTTATAATAATTGGAACTTGTCTAGTATATCCTATTGTAGAAAGCATACTCATATCGTTTCCATATGGTAAGTTAAAATATTCTGCCTGTTTCCTACTATAAAAAGCCATTGCGTCAGCAAAAGGCCCATAGCGTGGTTCATACCAATGCACACACCAAGGAAATATCTCTGGATCTTTTACTGCATATAATAATGTAGCTGTGCTCTCTACTCCTGCACTGAGGGGCATGTACGCATTTGTTCTAGGATCTGCATTTGCTACTTCTAGTTGCATCTCCTCTGGAGTCATTATATCTTTATTCATAGTTTAACATTTCATAGTCTTTTTGATAGATTTTTTTCATCAGTTTTATACTATGTTTATCCCATTTTATTGGTTGGTTACGAGGAACACTAAAGTCATGCCGAGGCTTAATATTTAATGCTTCCCAAATTGTTTGTTCTTCTAATTTATGTATCTCTGCCTTACCTATAAAATCTACTTGTAAGTAAGGGTGATTCATATCTACTAAATATGGTTTATTATCTACTATTGTTTCATGTTCACCATACATTAACCCGTATAGAATACGATAAATCCACTCCTCAAAAGGCGTATGTACTAGCTTAGTCCATACAAAGAAATGATAAATACTCTCAAGTCTTGCTTGAGGATGTCTTACTACAGTATAATATTTATAATCTGGGTAAAACTCAATCATCTCATGGTATGTAGCGTGCTTCTTTTGAAGTTCTTTAGTACCGTAAGTGACTGTAGTCGTTTTTTGTATAGCTTGTTCCATTGGTTGTGGATTAACCATTCCCGTGGCACTTCTATACTTTTCTCTTAGAGCTCGCTCAATACTTGTTCCGCCAGTTCTTGGTATATGAACAAAACCTAGTCTTGCTTCATGTACTATCATTGCGCATTGATTTAGCACTATAACCAAGTGAATCCATCATTCTATTTGCAGCCATTTTTCGGATTGGCTCTATTTCTTCTCTAGGTTGCATCCTATTAGATACTACTATTTCAGGAATTACATAGTCTTGTTGTTCCATCATGTTTAAGCATATTAAAGCTGCCTCATAAGGATCAAGAAAGTTCTCATATTTCTTATCTAGTAAATTAGTATTAGTCCATCCTAAACTAACATTGAATACCCTACATTTATTATGGTAAGGCCAAGCAAGGGCAGCTTTAAGACTGAACTCCCTTAATTCTCTTTTATCACCTTCATATAGTTCACCCGTTAGACCAGGCTGATATATACTTGCGGAACCTGTATTGATTATATACTTGCCCTCTCTATCCTTCCATTGTTTATACAAAACTTTTAATATTTTATTTTGCAATTTAGGAACCCATGCATTGTTAAAAACATAGTCAATATCCTTTCTAAGAATATCGTTAATAATATTATCAGCGTTATTATCCATAATATTAAAGCCTGTTTCTCTACTATATCCTGTAACTTCGTAACCTTTAAACATGCAATGCTCGTAAATCTCTTTTCCGATACCGCTTGTATGTCCTGTAATTCCTACTTTTCTCATGGGTGGTCTTTTCATTTTCTTTATCCTAGTGAATTTAGTGAATAGATGATAGAACCAAATGTTGCAATCATTAGTATTAACATTGTTATATCTTCTTGATGCCTAGCATCTCTTAAGCGTCTGTAGTCATTACGGCCGACGCGCGCCGCCTTTTTCTCTTTTAGATTCATTTCTAATATACTTTTTCCCATTTGCCAAAACTGTAGTCGTCACCTATCTCGAAGTCACAACCTACTGGGCAATTCGGAATGGAAAGTCCTCGTTCTTTTTGAACAAAGAATTTCAATTTTTCACAATAGATTTCCATTTCATCGTCTGGTACTTCAGCTAAAATACTGTCATGTACTAGGGCGAATATTTTGGATTTCATTCCCGTTCTATTGATGAATTTTTGCATTTCCACAGCACCCAATAGATTTATGTCTGATGCTGCAGATTGAACTAAAAAGTTAATGCCACTTCTAACCTCGTGAGAGGCTATACCTTTATCCTTACTCTTGGCGTTACGAAGCCTGCGCTTCCTTCCAAATTGACTATATACAAATTCATTGGCTCTAATAAAAGCCTTCTGTGCATCTAGCCAACCTTTCAATTTAGGGAAAGATTCGAAGTATCCTGCAATAACTCTGTTTGCTTCCTGCACGGTAAATTCTTTACCGCTATCTTTACTAACTTGCCAACTAATCTTGGCAGGCCCAGCTCCATACATTATTCCAAATGTAACAGCTTTCGCCTGTTGTCGTCTGTCTTTGTAGAGTTCATCTACTTGTCCAACTTCACAAGGTAGCTTAAAGACTTGCTTTGCGATTGTAGAGTGGAAGTTTCCCCCTTGTCTAAATACGTCTTGCAAACCTTTATCATTTGACAAAACTGCGGCAACATACACCTCTGCCGTTGTTAAGTCCATTGACACAATTTTGTGTCCTTTAGTGGCTTTAATACATCCTTTTACTGTGGGGTTATCCCGTGGCAGTTGTTGCATATTAAGCTTTCCACTAGAAGATAGGCGACCTGAGGTAGTTCCATGTAAATTGAAACCTGTTCTTAGTCTGCTATCCATATCCAAATTTGGTATAATTTTATCCAAATATGTAGTCTTTATCTTTACTTTTTGTCTAATTTCTAAAATTAGTTCGGGGACGTGATGATCTTGTGCTAATTGTCCCAAAACCTCGGCATCAGTGGAATCAGCCCCAGTACCCGTCTTTTTACCCGTTGGGGTTAAACCTATATAATCATATAAAAGTGATCGTAATTGAACTGTACTATTCGGATTAAATGGGCTTCCCTTTGCTTTTTCAAATTGTCTTACCTCAGGAAATTCATATAATTTTTCTATAGCAACTTCTATATCTCTTTGCATTATCCCCTGTCCTAACGCAAGTCTATCAGAGTCAAACGGAACTCCATTTGATTCTACTTGTTTTAGAAAGTCACAACCCTCAAGTAATATATTATCGTATACCCACTTAAGTTTTTCATTCTTAACTAAAGCTGCTGACATCTTTTCATATAATAAAAACGTAACTACAGCGTCCATCGCTGCGTAAGGATACATTACATCAAAAGGTATCAGATCATAACTGAATGCGGCTTTAAGTATGCCGTGTTGCTTGCGGTATGTATTACCCCAATCCTCTAAAGGTTTTTCATAATCCCCATAAGGAGTATGCTTCATAGCAAGTTGTTTCAATCCATGCGTGCCTGGGTTTTCGTCAAACATATAATGCATAAGCATAGTATCTTCAAACTTTGGAAATTTAAAGTTGAAATGATACTCAAACCATTGAAGGTCGAACTTAGCATTATGAAAGACTACTGTTTTCTTATCAAACAGTTCCTGCATCTTTACTTCTATCTCATTATCAATGATATTAGCATCGCAATAGCAACCATGATCAGGCTCGTAAGACATGCTAAAGCCGAGCATATAACCATCTCGCGCGTATAAACTACTTGTCTCTGAGTCAAGTGCAACATACTCTCTAGGTGCATCGATTGCTGATTGTATAAACTCAAGGCATTTTCCTTTGTCTTGGATTCCGTAACATTTTTCTTCATCTAATTTCTCTAATTTTAATTCACCACTTACATACTGTGAAATACTTTTTATTGCTTCTTCAAAATTCTTTTTTGCTTCAGGTCTGAACTTAATAACAGCAGGATTCATAAGTGCTAAGAACTTATCATTTATGATCTTACCATTGTATTCAGTTACTGAAGACTTGTTTGTAAAGTGTTTAAACGCTTCTGCACCAACTAAGATAAGCCAGTCATAATCATCTGTCTCTATCTCTAAATCTACATTTCGTTTTAATACTTTCTGAACGCTACTATCAGAGCATAATGCAAATCTGTCAAATTCAAACTCAAAATACTTATCGTAGTTTTGAGCGGTTGGTTTCGTTTCTATTAGTGCTATTGTAGCCATTCGTTTAACTCGTTGTAACTTATATATTTGTATAAGTGATTTTTTAAATGATACTGGATGTTCTTATTGTTTAAATGAAACTGTCCTTCACCAGTATTCCCTCTGTGTTGTTTATCAGAATATTTTACATTATCCCCTATCTGATTGGGTTCTATTTTAAAAATTACTATTAAATCTGAGAAGAATACTCCGTAAAATAATTGGTCAAATTCTGACTTTTTTATTTGTTGAATATTGCTATCCCAATCATATTCTTCCCGTTCTGCGAACAGGATATGCCTGTCAGTTTCAAACTGTAAAGCCTTTAAAACATTCTTCTCAGTAATTTTTAAAGTGTGTGATCGTTGACATCGTGAGAATTTACACTCCACTCTCATATTATTAACTTTATCAAATAGATCGTAATTCAACTTATCACTATTCTCTATGCCTATGATCTTCTTGACCATAATCTCGGCTACTGTGCCAAATCTACGAGTATGTAATCCGAAGATAGCATCACGTAATTTTAGTTCAGGCGACATCATCTTCCCAGAAATTGTTATCAAAAGCCATACCAATACCTACATATACTGCTGTGTTAATACATATTAGTATTCCAAAAAATATCCATCCTATTACCATCATCTTTTAAGTCCTCTAAAATCTATTGTAACCAAATATATCTGCTGGATTACACACAGTTCGACGTCTGCAATCTTCAAGATTCAGTTGAAATGTATCATCATCAACCCACTCGAATCGTGGCATGCCGTCTTCCCAAGTATATGGAACATCATTGAGGGTGCCTGTGCATCCTACAAATACTAGTACCATTATCATGATTGCGTTTTTCATTTTGTACCCCTTATAATTTAACCGCTAGTAATAATAAAATAGCAATCAATAGAATGTTCGTCAAAAATATCTCAAAAGCTAGTATAGTATGATACCATACCCATCTGCTTTGATAAATTTCGCTCTCAGTTACACCACCAGCTTTTTTATCCATCCAATCTAATAATTTATTTTTTATCATTTACCGTATAGTTGTTTCTTTAATCGTTTAATTTGATCTGCATTGAAGTTACCTGGATCTTGTCCGTCTGGTAACTTTATTATTTGTACTCCTAGCTCCATCTCTGTTGCAATCCCTTTAAGACCCTCAGCTGCTTTAACGCCTGCCTCGTCTCCATCATACATTATGTCTATTCCCTGCACTCCCTGTAATTTCAAAAGGGAAAGCTTAACCCAATTCATTTGTTGAGTTCCGAAACAACATACTGTATTCTTTAATCCATTATCCCATAAATTTAGAGCATCAAATATTCCTTCTACTAGAATGACTCTATTATTTATGGGCTTAACCTTAGCAGGACAAAAGGGCATCTCTGCTCCTTGTGGATAAATATAATATTTATCTGTCATACTACCTGTTATCTTTCTTCCTAGTAATGCTACTGTTTTTCCTGTGATATCTCGAATGGGAAAGATGATCCGTCCTTCAAACTTTGGAACGTTCCAAGTGAAGGCTTGCCATATCTTAAGAGTTTCCTCACTGATATTTCTAAACGGACCACCCTTCCATTCTATTCTATCCTTTGGGAGTTGGATACCGACAGTTTGCGATTTTACTTTCGCAATCTTTGCTTTAACTCTGTGTATTCTCACTTCTAGTGGGCTCTCGGGAGCACCATAGTATGTGAATAAGTTTCCTGAGAAACCACAGGAAAAACAATGCATTATACCTGTTATTTTATCAACCCTACAACTAGGATTGCTGTCATCATGCTCGGGGTTTAAACATGATATGATAGCGTCCTGCCCTTTGACAGTAAATTCTATTCCCCTTTCGCTTAATAAGTCTATTGCTATCATTATTTATATATTATACTAAAATTTTAACCTTTTGTCAAGAACTATTTTTCTGAGGATTTATCTTTCACTGAGATTGCCAGTTCTGGGAATGTCTGTTAGTAGACTCTTCAAAGACTTTGCTTTAATTCTTGCTTTTCCCAATTCTGATTTGTGGTTCCATTCAAGTTCGTCCCCTTCTTTTTCAAAATCTGTCATTAAGGTTCCACTTGGATCGTGTGTATCTTCATAGTATCTACTTTTCCATACAAGCTCTACCATTTGAAAGTATACTGCTACTGCTGTATCTCTAAAATCTTTGTCTCCCCATAGATACCATACTAGCCAATACTCTTGATCTATTCGACAAACTCTTATTTCTTGCTTTCCTAAGTCAGGTCGACTTCTAACTATCTCAGCGTATGCTCTTAGTCTTTGGCTGCCCGCGATTGGGTACCAGTTAGGCATAACTAAAATAGGACTTTTCATTCCGTGATCGTATAAACTATCACAGAGTTTTTGATTCAAAGGTACATTAAGAATATTTTCTTTTACTTTAGGTTGTTCTAGCAACCAATTTATAGTGCGTACGTACCAAGTATGGTCAGGCATTGGTACTAACTCTGCGGTTTTTCTACTTATTCTGTCATTAGCCATCGTTTACCTACTTGTTTTTTGTCATATCTTTAAGATCAGCAACACTTAGTATTGGTCGACCTGCTTCTAACTCTTGTATTTCTTCTTCAAGGCGCATCCATTCGGTAGCTCC